CACGCGCTCGATGGTCTGCACGGTGGTTTCGTTGACATTGGACAGCGGCTTGAGCGCGTCGGCGTAGCCGGCGACCAGGGCGTCGCCGTAGCCGCCCAACGCTTCGGCCAGCGCCTTCATGTTGGCTTCTTGCGCTTCGGCGATGGCCGCGGCCGCGTCGTCCTTCCGTTCGACGAGGGCGACCTTCACGTCCTTCGTGATGCTCGCCAGCTGTTCGGCCGGCAAGCCCAGTGCCTTGCCGAAGTCTTGGGCCTTGGTCAGCACCGCGGCCGAGGCCTGGTCCATGAAGCGGCCCAGTTCTTCGGACAACGATGCGAACTCGGTGTAGCGCTTGTCTGACCGGAACCAGCCGCCCTTCTCCACGATGTCGGCGTAAGCCTGGCCCGTGAAGTCTCCGCCGCCGATGGTGCCGGCCAGGCCGGTCGATTCGATGCGCGGCGCGGCGCGGCCGAAAGCCCTGGCGGTCAACGTGGCGCCGCTGATGATGTCGGCGATGCGGTCGCTGATGCCGAGGTCGTCGAACAGTTGCGCGGTGAGCGCCGATGCGTAGCCGAGCGCGGTGCCAGACTCGCGTGCCTGCTGCCGCCTGAAGCCTGCGGACCAGTCGCTGCTGCCCTGCATTGCTGCCATGATGGCCAGCGCTGCCCAGCCGGCCCATGATGCGCTACCGGCCGCAGATCCTGCCCCGCTTGCCGACGATGCGCCGTAGCCGGCCGTCCCGGCCGCAGAGTCGATCAGCGCCGCGTTGGTGGCGCCAGTCGCTGCGCCGGTGCCGGCCGCCGTGGCAGAGGCGCCGGTCATCCACGCATAGGCCGACTTGCCGTAGCCGTACAGCGTGCTGGCCGAGTTGGCGAGCTGCACGTAGTTGTTTGCGCCAGACCCGTTCGCTCCGTTGGCAATCTGCAGCCCGATGGCGCTCAGCACTTGACCGGCCAGCGCTTCAGCCAGCGCCGCGGCAACGCGCGCCTTGATCTCGTTGCCCAGCGTCTTTGCAAACGCGGACCCGAAGTCATCGCCGCTCTCGAACGCGCGACGGAAGGCGTCGGTCAGTGCGCCGCGGATGTCGCTGGCGGTGCGCTCCCATTCCTTGGCGGCCTCGTCTGCTGCCTTGGCATTGGCTTCGCGCGTGGCCTTCTCGCCCAGCAGGGCGATCAACTGGCGCCGCGCTTCGACCTCGCGCTCGATCGCGATGTACGGCTCCGAACCCTCGGTCAGCCGCGCCTGCTGTTCGCGCAGGCGAGCGATGCCAACCAGTTCGATGGCTTGGGCCAGGCTGAGGTTCGTGCCACGCATCAGGTCGGCGGCGGCGGCCTCTTCCTGCAGCTTGAGGATGCTGTCTTGCGCCGACTGCAGGCTGGCCTCGCGGGCCTTCTGCTGCTTGGCCAGGTACTCGTCGATGCCCTTGTCCTCGGCGTTGCGGGCGTCGGCGCGGGCGCGGGCCAGGTCCTGCACGGCCTTCAGTTCGCGCTGCGCGAAGGGCTGTTTCTGCAACAGCCGCTCGGTGGCCACTGCCAGCTGCTCGGTGCTGAGCCCGGCGGCCTTGGCGTAGGCCTGCAGCTCCTGCATCTGCCGCAAGAACGACGGGTCGAAGCCTGCGTCGGACAGGTCCCAGGCCTGCACCATGTTGCGGCCGGCGTCGGCAAGTTGCCTGAACTCATCGACGGCCTTCTTGGCTGCGTCGGCTTGCTTGTCGATGGACTTGATCGACTTGTCGCGGGCCGCCGCGCCGTCCGCGGTGGCCTGAGCCACTTCCAGCTCCGCAAGGTACTGCGCGCGCAGTTCTTCTGCCCGCTGCTGAGCGGCTGCCTTGCGCTGCGCGTCGCGCACCGGGTCCTGGCTTCGGCGACCAGGCGCGTCGAACGCCGCAGCTGTAGCCAGCGCCGACTTGAGCTGGTCCTCCAGCGTGTCGGGCCGGCCGATGTTCAGGATCTTCTGCCACGCTTCTGCAGCTTCACGGCCGACAAAGCGCCAGGCCTTCTCGACAGCCCCGAGCTGGTTCTCCAGCTCCTTCATGCGGCTGACGCTGGCCGTGGCGTAGGTCTCTTGCGCCAGGCGCACGGCATCGAGTTCCTTGCCCTGGTCCTGCAGCGCCCGGATTTGCTTGTACGCGCCAGCGCTGAGGAAGTTCTGCCCTTCGTTCAGCCGCTTGATGGCCTCGACGGGGTTCTTGCCGATCTCGGCGAAGGCCTTCACGGTCTGGTCGATGGCGATGCCGCCGTCGCGCTGCAGCCGGATCGCGGCTTCGGTTGCCTGGCCGAGAACGCTTGCGGCAACCTGGCCGGTTGCCACCAGCTGCGCCAGCACGTCGGCACCCTGCCCACGACTGGCGCCGTAGCTGGCGGCAGCCTTGGCCAGTTCATTGAGCTGGCTGGCGGTGACGCCAGCGGCATTGCCCGTCATGACGATGCCGCGGGCGAACTCCATGCGCTCTTTGTCGCCCTGCAGGAAGGCGTAGGCCACGGTGCCCAGTGCTGCAGCCACGCCCGCGAAGGCGGCCACGGCAGGCGTCACCAGGCCGGCCACGGCCCGCAGCGCGTTGCCGGCACCACCGAACACGGCCGACAGCTGCGAGCCCTGCTGCAGGAAGGCGGTCAGCGGGTTGCCGCCGGCCTGGATCTGGATGAACAGGTCCTGCAGCTGGTTGCTCAGCTGCGCGGTCTGCTGCCCGGTCAGGCCCGCCTGCCGCTGGGCTGCGCCAAAGGTGGCGCCCAGCCGCTCCACGCCTTGGGCGGCTTGCTGGGCGCCGGCCTGCACCTGCTGTGCGCCGTCCAGCGCCACACGGAAGCGGATCTCGTTGTTCATGCCAGGTCACCCCGGCAGCGCGTCGACGGGCGGCTGCTGTGCCTTGCTGGCGCGGTAGCGGCGATGGCGCGCGTCTGCGTTGAGCCATGCCGCTTCCATGACGCACAGGTCGTCCAGCATCGCTTCACGCTGACGCCGGCCGCGCAGGCGGGCGAAGGCCGGCGCTGCACGCACACCCGGGTACGAGAGGCCGACGCGGCGCGAGCCCAGCCCGTCTGTCGTCCACTGCCATTGCGTTTGCACGGCCTGCCACATGAGGTAGACGGGCACGCACTCGGGCAGCACGTGGAAGACGGGCAGATCAGGCCGGGCCGGCGCATCAGCGCGCCGCGCGCCTGGCTGGCGGGCGTTGCGATCGCTGATGGGTGGGGCTGGCCCCGGCTGCTGGTCATCTGCCGCCTCGTCTGCAATGTCGCCAGCGGCCAGCAGTTGGGCCAGCCGCTTCAGTTTCCCGGTTTGCCCTTGGCCCGGTTGGCCTCTGTCAGGGCGCGTGAGATTTCGACCGCCGCACCGTTCTGCTGCAGCATCACTGCAAAGGCCTCGGGGCTGAACGCGGCGGGCTGGCCGTCGTCGTCGAGCACCAGGGTCTGGCCGCGCCAGTCGGTCACGTAGGACTGCAACAGCGCGTTGGTGGCCTCCACACGCCCGTCGATGGTTGACGCCGCGCTGATCATCTGGTCGGTGTGCTTGGACAGCACCGCCTCGGGCAGGCGCTTGGACACCAGGCGGAAGGTGAACTTCCGCTGGTTGCCGCCGTCGTTGAATTCCAGCGTGACGGGGAAGTCGATGAACTCCCCGACGGCGAGCTTGTAGGCCATGCGTTCTCCGGCAGGCGGCGCGCGGTGGCGCCGCCTTGGTGGTGGGTCAGTACGAGGTGAACAGTCCGTCGACCGAGATGCCCAAGCCACGTTCCAGCACACCGCTGGGGTTGAAACGCGGCACGGGCGCCAGCGACACGGTGCCGTAGCAGTAGGCAAAGCCGCCGCCTGGCAGCGCGAACTTGATGGCGCGCTTGCCCAGCACGCGGGATGCGGCCAGCAGCGCAATCTGGTCAGCGCGGGATGGGTCGTAGCCCAGCGTGAAGCTGAGCGTCGACGCCTCGAAGCCGACCGGGATATTGATGGGCGTGCGGCGGTCGTAGGGCTGCACCGTGATGTTGCGCACGCCGCCGCCGCCACCGTCGATGCCCAGAATCTGCCCGATCTCCTGCCAGCCGCTGACCTTGGCCACGGTGCCGGTGTCGGAGCCAGGCGGATACCAGTCGGTGTTGGTGGCGTCGTAGCCGTCCAGCGAGAAGGTGCTGGTGGTCTGCTGGTTGACGCGGAACACCGAGTAGTTGAAGTCCTCCCACCCGACGAGCATCAGTGCCTCGTCGTTGTCGACCAGGCCGTGCGAGGGAGACGTGACGACGGGCGGCGCCAGGTTGGAGATGTCGGTGACGCCGGTGGCGGTTGCGAAGCCCGTCGAGACGTAGCAGCGCGAGCCGATGACTGGGTAGTAGGACATGGTGGGCTCCGGTGGCGGGTGTGGCGATCAGGCGGCCAGGCTGGCGCCCTGGGTGATGTGGGCGACGCGCAGAGACAGGCTGGCTTCGGCCAGGGTCTGGTCTGCTTCGTCGATGTCCAGGTTGATGAGCGGGTCGAGCGTCATGGCCTGGGCGCCAGCGGGTGGCGTCATGCTGTAGAGGCGCGACCAGACGGTGGCCAGCAGCGGATCAAGCGCGGCCTCGGCGTCCTCGCCGCTGGCAGCGCGCACGCTGATGACGACCGAGACGATGGTTTCCCACTGCACGGCTTCGCCCAGGATGTCCAGGCGGGTGCCGGCGTGCCGCAGGGCGTTGATCTTGACGCCCCACTTGTCGGTCGCCGGGATGGGCGTGCGCCGGCCGCGCACGACGCTGCCGCGGTCGGTGCGCAGCGCAGGGCTGGTCAGCGCCACCAGCACGGCCGAGGTGATGCCCAGCAGCGCGGTCATGTGGCGCGCGCTTTCTGCAGGCGCAGCAGCGTCAGGCCGTTGCCGTCAGGCTCGATGTCCTGCACGGTGTAGAGGCCGGCGCTGCCCTGGTCCGGGATGCGCAGCGTGCTGGTTCCCTGCACCACGCGCATGCAGGACGCGCTGGGCAGCAGGAAGGTGGGCACCTGGGCGGACATGCCGTCCAGGGCGTTGACGTAGCCGTCGCTGAAGGCGCCGGTGACCGCCGCGTTGTCCAGCACGCCGACATCGGTCAGCAGCTGCCGTGTGACGGCACTGTCGACGCGGGCGGCAAGCGTGGCGAAGGTCATGGCAGTCGCTGCGGGCAGATCAGCGGGCGATCAGGTCGCCACCGGCGGCGCTTGCACCAGCTTCATCTGCACGGTGCTCGACGGGTTGACGGCAGCCGACACGGCGATGCCGACCTGCTGCTGCGCCGTGGTGGTCTTGTTCACCACCTTGTTGGTGGCGTCCCAGAACAGGCGGTCACCGATGGAGATGGCCAGCGCGCTGGTCTTGGCGATCGTGACGACGCCCTCGGTGATGAAGGCGCTGCGCGTGCCGCTGACGGCATTGGTCAGCGCCACGCCGAACAGCGCCGAGCCGAACAGGAAGCCGGTGCCGGCCGCAACGGTCGTGCCCGGGTCCAGTTCCAGGGTCTTGCCGTCTTGAACGAAAGTCTTCATGGATGCGCTCCAGTCGTGTGGGTGTCAGGCCGGAGGCTTAGGCCCCGGCGTTGGTGACGGCGCCGCGGTAGTCGATGCCGGCAACGCCGTAGTCCAGGCGCACCTTCCAGCGCGAGCCGTCGACATCGAAGCCGGCCTCGGATTCGAGGTACGGCTCGCTGTTGCCGTCCAGGAACGCGACCTCCAGCACCGGGGCCTCGCTCGGGTTGGCGAACAGGTAGCGGCGCGTGCCCGTCAGGCGCGGCGTGTCCACGATGTCGCTGAAGATGCCCTTCACGATGTTGGGCTTCTGCAGCTTGTTCGAGGCGTCCGGGTCGTACTGCGACTCGTTGATGCCGCGCGCGGTGCCGCCCAGGCCCACCGGCACCAGCAGCACGGCAGGCATCAGGTCCAGGAAGTCGTTGCCGCCGACGTCAAGCTGCGACTTCATCGCCACGCGGTCGGCGTCGATGGCCAGCATCGAGATGGCGGCGCCGGTGGTGATGTTGTTGTGGTTGGCGTGGAACAGCGTGTAGCCGTCGCTCAGCGTCGGGCCCAGGCCGCTGTTCAGCGCCAGGGTGGCGTAGACGTCGACTTCGACGGTGCGCTTGGCGGCGCGGCCCAGGGCCGATGCCAGGCCGACAAACGCGGACAGGTCGTCGTTGACGATCGCCTCGCGCGACAGGTTGATGATGTTGCCCTTCGTCGCGGCCGTGATGCTGGACTTTTCGCCGTCCGGGATGACCTTGTTCTTGAACTCGCCAAGCTCGGTCTTGGTGTCCAGGTTGCTGAGGCTGCCGACGCGGTAGCGGTTGTGCGCGCGGAAGTCGCTCACCGAGCCTTCGGCCGCAAACCGGCGCCAGGTGTCCGGCGCCACGGCGTAGGCCGACTGCAGCGCCTTGTGCATGGTGTTTTCGAGCAGGATCGGAAAGTCGCTGGTGCTCTGCGTGAAGGCGGCCGCGACGATCTGCATCTTGTCCATGCCGTCGGTGCGGAGGCCGGCTCGCACCAGGCTGGCACGGGCCATTTCCAGCAGCGTCTGGCCGCGGAACGGGTTGCTGGCGTCGGCGACGACGCGCTTGCCGTCGCGGCCCTGCAGGCCGGCACGGGCCATCAGCACCTGGACACCGGCGGCGACGATCTTGTCGCGCTGGTCTTCCACCGTCTCGACCGAGGTACGGCCGGCCGCGCTGGTGGCGCCCTTGGCCATCAGAGCCAGGATGCGCTTGTTCGCATCGGCCACGGTGCAGCTGGCGTCGTTCAGGCACGCGGCTTCGGCTTCGGCCGCGCCTTCGAACTTGGCGAACGGCTTGAAGGCTTCGCCGATGTCGGCGCGGCGCTGGACTTCAGCGCGGGCGCCCTCAGCTCGGGCTGCGTCCAGCGCGGCGGCGTCGGGCGCGGTGGTCGTGGTCGTGGTGGTGCTTCCGGGCATGGTCTGCTCCGCTTTCGTGGGGGTGGGAGGCGCCGCGGAAGCGGCTTGGTTGCGAGTGGTCGCGAAGGACTGCAGGCGGGCAGGCACGTCGCGGAACTTGCCAAGGTCGAACGCCGCCATGGCGCTGACTGGCGCGGCGCTGATGACCTCATCGACGAGGCCGGCGGAATGGGCTTCGGCGGCCGTGTACCAGTGGTCCCTGCCGTCGCTGAGCAGCGCCAGCGCTTCTTCCTGGGTCTGGCCGGTCTTGGCTGCGTAGCTCGTGCTCATGGCCCGGGCCCAGGTGTCCAGCTGGTCGGCCACTTCGCGCAGCTCGACGCTGTTGCCGGCCGCGATCGTCCAGGGCGCGTGCACCATGAGCGTCGCGTTCTCGGCGGCCTGCACGTGGTCGCCACCGGCGGCGATGAGGCTGGCGATGCTGAGCGCCATGCCGTCGATCACCGTGGTGATCGTGGCCTTGTGGCGCTTCATCGCGTTGTGGATGGCAATGCCGTCCGGCACGCTGCCGCCGATGCTGTTGATGCGCACCGTGATCGCTTCGGCGTCCAGCTCGGCCAGGTCGCGCACGAACTGCGCAGCCGACACCGACTCGGACCACCACGATTCGCCGATGTCGCCGTAGATCAGGATCTCGGCGCTGCTCTTGGGCGGCTGCGCGCCAGCTGCTGCCGCGGTGGCCAGGACAGCCGCGGTGACTGCGGCGTGCTTTCGGATGCTGTACCAGGCGGCGGGCTTGCTCATGGGCGCGGATTACGCCCCGACACTCGCTCGCATTTGTAGGGGTGAATTGCGAGCGGTCTAACGGGCCCCTTGCATCGCCTTGGCGCGCGCCCGCTGGTCACCTGGTGCGTTGGGATCGGCCGCCTGATCTTTCAGCAGCAGTTCGAACATGGCATTGCTGTCGAAGGCCAGGCCCCTGTCCGCGCACTTCTGGCGCCACAGCGCGACCTGCTCCAGCAGTGCATCGGGGCTCTGCCCGCGCTTGCGGATCACTTCGACCTCGCTGGCGAAGCCGGCCTTCACCAGCGTGAGCCAGGCCAGCGCTTCTTTCGCCGGGTCGATCCAGGGCATCGAGGGCGCGATGTACAGCACGTCGAGCTCGCTTCCCGGCTTCAGGTCGGCCGGCTTCGGTGCCACGCCCGACAGGTGCGCCACCAGGATGAAGTCCTCCACCACGGTGCGCACGAGCTGGCCCACGAAGTCGTCGGTGTGCACTGCGTAGTGCACCCAGGTCTCGACCAGTTCCTGCCGCTGCGAGCTGTAGGTGCCGTCGTAGTTGCGGCTGTCGCTGGAGTAGCTGGCGGCGATGCCGGCCGCGAAGGCGCGCAGCTGGCCATT